GTAATTATACAAAAAAAGGGGGCACTTTGGAGTGCCCCCTGTGACAGTTATATAAGTGGCTCACTCGCCACCTTCTGCCTCTCTGAGTTCTTCAATCAAAGTTTCTTTGCTACGGCGTCTATCGAGTTCAATACCCATAGTTCTACCGTACTCTTCAAGTTCTCTCTTGTTCATTTCCTCAAGAGGACTTGCCTCAGTGAGAACTTCTTCTTCAGGAGTGATCAGAACTTCTTCCACTACTGGTTCTGGTGCGGACTTTCCGCCCAGCAAATCACCGAATCTACTCATTTTCAATACCTCTTTTTCTTGGATGTTTTCTTTTTGGAACCACAGGATCCCTCATCAACTAATTCACCTTCTAGTTCATAAGAATTTTTTTGAGTTGATACAAGCGGTTTGCGTGGTTCAACAGTGGTTGACTTCAGTGCTTTAGGATTTAAATTTTGAAGAAAACCTCCTACACGGTCTTTAATTCCTCTCAAAAGTCTATCGCCAGCTGGTTCTTTACCAGTAGCAGTCATTTTCATAGTTGTGCCTTTTGGAGCAGCATCTGCCCTAATTGCTGCAGTATATTCTAAGATATCTGCTTTGATTTCTTCATCCAAAAGAGTCATAACTTGAATTGCAACATCTTCAGAAAGTTCGTGCTCACTAATCAAATGACCTTTGACGATATCAAAGAGGTTTGAAGATTCGCCAGACATCATTCTTCTTTCAACATTTTGATTACTAAAATCCCAGTTTTTTGGATTATCTTTAATGATTCTATTGAGAGTGTTCATTCTTACTTGCTGGCTTCTTTTTTTAGCAGCTTTCTTTCTTTCTGCTTGATCAGCATTCCTAGAACCATCAATCACCGTACCTGGTTTTACAACATCTCCATCTGGAAATACATAAGGATCATCCGCATGTGGAACTCCTTTTGGAGGTGTGGAATTTGCTCTACCAGCACCAGCTGGAGGTCTCTTGTAAGGTGCTTCTTGAAGATCTCCACCTTCCATCTCATAATCTTGATTCATCAATTCTTTAATTCTTTCATTCCTCTTTCTAATTCCAGAGGTTACACCTTGAATTGTTGGTTTACCAATCGCTTTATCGTTTTGAGTTTCTGCTGCCTTCTTTGCTTTATTGATAAGATATGCAGCTCCACCAATAGCAGCACCTGCAGCAAGGGCACCAGTAACTAGACCTTCCTGGGCAACTTCTTCTGCTTTTACGCATCTATTATAAGTTTTGCCAAATAACTTTTGGGTTCCTACTTTCTTATAACCCTTCCAACACTTTTTCTTCTCATCTAAGAGTCTTCTAAAGAGAGATGTTGTAGTTTCTTCAGTCGCCACGTTGATTGCTTTCCCTTTACGATTTGGATTTGGATCCTTAGCATTTTTGCGTCTAAACGCTTTCTGCTCTTCTTTTTTATTTAGATTCCTCTTCATCTTGCTGGAACCACACTTAGGTTTAGTCTTCTGACCAGGTTGCCTAGCACATGGTTTTCCTGCATACTTTCCACCTAATTGAACCCATCCTGGAGTTCCATCAGATGATTTACTCTTACCGAACCAGTCTCTTAGTGAGTTGTCGCCAGATTTATTTGCCATCAAATATCCTCTTTTCTAGTTGGGCTGTAATCTTTAGAATCGCCAAAGAATGTTCTTTCCTCAGTAAATCCAAAATCATCACCTGCTGGGATCAATGGATTATCATACTGATCGATTACATCATCTTCATTGTAATCTTTTTTCGCCGTTGCTTCTACAGTGTAACGCTGCATACGCTTAGCGGTCTTAACATTAGTATCGCTGTAGTAATCAACTTGAACCTTACGGATGAGACCGTCAGTGCTATCTGCGATAGGACCGAACATGTAAGTTTTTGCTGTAAAGTTTAGAGTGTAGATTAACGCTCTTCTTGTTTCAAAATTTCCTTCATAATCATCTTGGAAAGTAATACTATCCAAAACCATAGGAACATCTCTTTTTTCACCAATCTCATCAACTAAATCAATAGTCAATGTAAATCCAGGTTGGAAAAATGGTAAAACTTGCTCCAGAATTTGTAAGGAGTCATCCTGTAATTTAGTCAGGATATTTAACTCAAAACCTAAATTATATGGTACTGGCATGAAAACTTTTTTAAGTTTTTTATCATCAAGCGCCTTAAAGGTTTGAGAAATGCCAGATTTTCTTGCAGAATCATATTGAATGTTATTCATTTCAAATGACATTCTTGGCAGAGTAATAGCGATTGCTTTATTTAATTCTGCTTGCTGCTCAAGTCTTGCAAGAAATTTTTGTTTAGGTCCATATGAAATGGGGACTTTGATATCACTAATATCTTTTCCAGTCGCATCTTGATGGCGGACATGAATATCATTAAAGAGAGTACCGAAAGCAATAACGGTCTTTCTTATGATTTGGTGATAATAGTATTGTCCTAACATCAGTAATTACCAAAAGGATTTGATTCAGTGAAATCTAGAATTAGGTCCGCTTGGGACTCAAATATGTCACTATCATTATATTTATCTTCTCTGTCTTCAGAATCATATTCCTGAATAGAGTATCTAGCGCCAGAAGTCTTACCTACAATATGTTCACCTGGGAAGAATCCAGCAACAGTAGAACCAATACCTACATTTGAAATCTGAAGAATGTTAGTATCTTCATCCCAATTCTTAACTCTTGCTTGTGCAAAAGATCTTTCACCTTCAATAACCTCATTGAACAAGAATGTTCCAATTCCTGCCATTCCTGATGGATCTGCAATTGTTACTACTGGAGTAGAACTATATCCTCTTCCTGGATTCTTAACATATACTGCCTTGACAACATCATCATCACCCGCTCTTCCGACAGAAGCAATACCAACTGCAGTCGTTCCTGCTCCTGGTTGACCAACTTGAATTGTAGGAACAGTAGAATATCCAACACCACCATCAGTAACATTGATTCTCACTACACCATTATAAACAGTTTCAATGGAACAAGTTGCAGCAGCACCGATACCACCTCCACCAGTGATCGTCATAGTTGGAGCAACTGTATATCCAGAACCAGCGTTTATTAGTAATATTTCTTTGAGAGATGTTATATTTCCTACTGTCGTTATAATACCAACTGCTCTAGCAGGATCATTTGCGGGAGAGTCTGTAAAAGTAATAACAGGTGCTGAAGTATAATTGTATCCATCATTATTCAAGAATATTTCACTAACATAACCAACACCAAGAGCTGCTGTTGCAGTTGCAGTTCTTCCAACTCCAACTAGTTTTAATGTACTAATATATCCTTCATCCTGAACTTGAGTATCAATTTCGTGGATGGTAGTATCAATGACTTCATCTTCATATTCAAAGAGTTCACACTTTAATTGATAAACATAATTTTTACCCAATTGATAAAATGGGTCTTCATGCTCTACAAATTTAATTTCAAATAATCTTTGTCCTAGTGGAAAATATACCAAATCACCCTCTCTAGGACGGGTTGCAGTTGGCATAATACTATTTTCAGTTCCATCATCTAGACCTGCCATAAATGGCGCAATGAAATCTTCAAATCTTTCTTTTGAAACGGTAAGAGTTACTTCATCTCTTAAACTAATACCAAACTTGGTCATGATGTCACCTTGACCACTATATCCCTCATATGTGTTGAGATATGCCTCAATAGCAAAGTTATCATCAAATTTGGAAGATTGAACTTCCTCTATGATAGTTTTCTTATTTACAAATTTTCTAGGAATATATGTTACTTCGACACCATGAATGCTTAGGTGCTCATTTATCAAATCCTGAACCAATCTCTGTTCAGATCTAGTACCCTGTAAGAAAAATGGATTGAGTGCCATAATTTATCAACCAATAAAATCGTAGGGTGGTAATTCGTATTCGGATGCCATCTTTTGCTCTAAAGCATCCAACTCTCTTACAGCGTCATCATAAATTTCTCTACCATTTAATTCAAGACCTCCAGGTAACTTAACACCACGGAACTTGATCAAGTTGGAACCCCACTGTTTTTTAATCAATGATGTCAAATATTTCTTGATAAATGGATCATTATATACTTGGGTAAATGCCGTTGGATCTAATGCTCTATAACAATCCAAGACAATAAAATCACCTACTTGCTGGGATCCCCAGTCAATATCCATGTACAATCTATCTTGCTTTTTGTTGAATCTAACTTGCTTATCAGTAGTCAATAAGTGATCAATATCCTCAAGATATGTCTTGACCATTGAATACTGAAGTAATTCAACTGAATTGAAGTAATATAAGTCGTTTAAGAACAACTGATATTTGATACTAAACATTCCACCAGAGATAGAACTTGTATCAAACTTAAAAATTTTCTCAATACCAATTACAGAATCTGGTACTTGTAAGAAGTTTGAACTTTCGTACCAATTATTTGTTATTGTTGTTCCAATACCTGGAACAGAAGTCGCAGTTGCAGTAGTAGTTACAATACCTACACCATCAGTTCCTTTCGCTGCTCCTCTATCAATATCCTCTTGAGTAATCTTATACTTGAGGTACATTCTTTCAACACCATCAAAGTGGCGTTCATTAAATAATTGGATAGCATCATCCACTAGATCATCAATTTGATCTTCATCAACATTGATTTCTAAAACAGGAGCACCCAGCTTCCTTAAGCAATAATCAATAAGTTGTTGTCTACTCGCTGGTTTTGCCATCTTTATTGGGTGCTAGTTTTCTTTGTCTTTCTTAAAGATTCAACTTCCTCTTGCAAATTGGCAATTTCCTGTTGAAGATTCATTTTTTCTTCTTCAAAATCTTGCCTTAATGTAGTCAGTTTCGCTTCATAAAGAACATTTTGATTTAATGCCGCCGCTAGTTTATTATTATATAAACTAATCAGGACATTTACATCAACATCACCATTATTTTGTTGCATTGTTTTAAGATCAGAAAGTTCCGCCGTCTAGAGTTGAAGTCCAGTGAGGCTTATTAGTATATATCACAGAAATTGTAGAGGGGATCACGCCAAGATCTGCAATGGCACCATTATCACCTTCTTTTCTGATGTTGTAGGTATTAGTAAATGTACCTTCAACACCGATTAGAGGAATAACGGTTCCAGAAACAGGAGATTCGACAACACCATAAGCACCGCTAGTATCCTGTCTTACAATATCACCAGTGGTTAGAGTGACAGAACTAGGTAGTGAGAGAGTATTTTTAGTAATAGCAGTTAGAACCTGCTTGGAAGAGATTACTGGAGCTGCTGGATTATTTGTAGAAGTCTGTAAACCTTGCTCATCAAAGTAAACAGCACCATGAGGTTCATAATCAGCAGTCTGATAGTAGATACCTTTGATATCTAAGAAACCTCTGGTTCCAGTTATAGTACTACTTGCTACACTTCCATCGGGAACATAGGTCCAAGAACCTGCAGGAGCGTTGCTAGCGTTATTAGAATCAGTATCTACATAACCAAAGAAACCAGTCTTCTGATTGTCAGTACCAACACCAACATTATAGTTGAATGCAATACCGCGATCAGTATTGGTGTCGTAAGCGTGAGTAATAGTTAAAGTTGATGTGGTGACAATACCTGCGGTGGTTTGTCCCTCAACGGTAATAATCTTATTACCAACATCCATGCTGGTAACAGTAGTTAATCCTGAGTTTGGTAGAGCAGAATTACCACTAACAATATCACCAGTGTTAATACCAACTACAGAATCAACAGTAATTGTGCTAACACCAGAAGCAACCGCCGCCATGACGGTTCTTTCACTGGTAACATCACCAATCGTGAAGATGGGATCATTTACCGTAACATTCGTTGAGTTGACTGAGGTCGTAGTACCGTCAACTTGAAGGTTACCTTTAATAATTACATCACCCTGGTTGCTTAGACCATCGGGGAATGGGTCAATGAATAACTTATTTCCACTACCACTAACAGATGAAATAATATTATCTTCAATCTTAATTTTACCAAAGATTGATTCAGTAGATACGTTCAACGGAGTGTTGAACATTACCTGAGCACCAGAGAAGATTAACCTATCGGTATCATTCTCGTCATACTCAATTTTAGCATTTTTATCATTACCAAAGGTTAGGAAGGTATCATCAGGAATGAGAACTTCCCCAGATCCAGCTGGATCTAAGATGATATCACCATCAGTATCAGTTGATGAAATGGTATTAGAATCTAATCTTAGATTATCTACATTCCACTGATCAATCTTGAGTGATTGCTGTCCCAGAGCAGTATTATCTTCTGGTGCTAGAACTGCAACAACACCATTATCGGAATTTCTGTTGTTTTGTACACCAGCAATTACACCTGGTGTGTGCTCCATCATGGAGGTATAGTAGTGTCCACCTACAGGGAACACATTACTACCATCGTCTCCGATGAAAACTCTATCTTTATACTGGTTTAGACCACCGTAACTGCCAATGCCAGTTACATAACCCATTTCACCCCAGTTTAGACTGGCGGGTTTGTTAGTACCAGAGGATCTTTTAATCCTGATAATACTTGCCATTTCAGAAATTTCCTCCGTTAATGTCTAAATTCTGTGTCGCGCCAGGCGTGAGGGTAAGTGTCGCATCCCATTTTTGGGTTGCCGCATTGTAAACTAAAACCATCCCATTGAGCAAATTCGATGCATTAACATCGCTTAATTCGGCTAAGGACAAACCTTGAGCACCAGCAAGCGATGAAATAACTTTTACTGCGTTTTGTTGCCCAACTCTGACCTTAATATCTGCCATTTATAAAAAGCAATTCAAGAATCTATCTATTATTTATAGTTTGTGATTAACCAACTGTTGAAGTAAAGATTTAATCTCATCGATATCTTTCCTCATTTCATCCAGTTCGGCTCTTTCGTCCAATTTTTTGTTCCTTCTGGATACATATGCTGAGTATCCAGAAGTATTGGTATCTAAAATAGCACCTGTTTTTGGATCTCGAAACAGGTCTTTGTGTCCATTAACTGGTATCATGCTAGTGAAATCGCTCTAAAGTCCTTAAGTCTAACGGGAACACATTCATTAGTAGATGACATTACAACTTTGATAGTAAATCCATCAAATGGTTCTAAATTGTCTACAGTGAATTGATATTCTGAGAAATCATCTGCACCATTCTTACTAACAAGAGCATCTGCAGATCCATCGTTCATTGCGGGATCAATGATCTGATCACCAAATCCGTCACCATCAGTATCTAGTAGATTCTTATGACCTGGGAATAATCTATAAGTTGAAGAAACTTCACTAGAACTTGAGGAGAACAATCTATAATAAACTCTAAAGTCAGCTTCAGATTGTACATTTGCACCAAGTAAAACTTTGAGTGAAGTTGCTGGTTGACTTAGATTTACCTGATTGGTGACAAAGATAGATCCGTGGGGATCATTATCAATTCTGGTAGATCTAGTATCAGTAACATAATTGTCAACAGGTGCATTAATTTTACTTCTACCCATAACAAAAGTTGCATTCTTAACATCAAGAACAGGTGAGAGATTCTTATCAGTAGAAGTCATGTCAACTTTCAATGCAAGTGACTTGTTCTTGGGCATACCATCAAGGCGCTGTGCCTCATTATCAACAGATGCAACCATTCTTGGGGTTGGGAAGAAGGTCGTTTCATTTAGAATAGTTGGTTCAAATCCTTGATCTTGGAAAGAAATTTCATTTCCACCAGCACTTGTTCCACTAATAGTTCTGATTGAAGCAGATGCAAATGTACCAGAACCTGGTGTGATGACATTAAATTGTGGAGATAAAGATCTAAACTGATGATTTTGTGAAATGTGTGCTTCATTTCCACCTACTGCCTTTTCGCTTTGGAAGCAAAGTAAAGCAGGATTATCAGCAACATTATCAGATCTTGGACCAGTTCCTCTATCAATCTCAATAAAGTAATTATCAATATTTGATTCATTTCTTAGAGTAGTATTAACTGGTAACTCAGTTACAGTGTTAATACCTGCCAAGGGGAAACCATTTAATTGATAAGATTGAATATTTGCTCCAGTGGAGTGAGAAGAAGCAGATGTTCCTTCTAGTCCTCTGCCAGAGATGGAAAGTGTACCAGAACCAACAATGTAAGAAACAACTTCACTTCCAATTAGTGCTTCTCCGCGATCAGTACTGACACCTGCAAAATTTACAAATGGTGAAGTACTCGCCACAGATACAGTAGTTCCACTAACGGCGAGATCACCAGTAATTTGAGTTGCTACAGAATCTGGTTTAATGTTATTGATTCTAACCAAGTTATTTGGTGCATGGTGTGCATGATTTGGTTGAATAATTTCAATTACATTACCAGTGTAGAGATCACCTAGAACTTCAGAATCAGTAATGTCAACAGTTGCAGCACCACTTGCTGTCTGTCTTATATCATTATTTGCACCATAATGAATAATTGGTTGTCCTGCCTTAAATGTAGCACCTTGAACATCTGTCAAGTAGATAGTATCCAAAGTACTTGAAATACTATTCACCGCAAATTTGGCACCAGCACCTCTTTTCAAGATATTGGTTGAATTATCAATAGTGATTTCATCACCAACTACATATCTACTACCAGCAGTAATAGATCCGATAGTAATAATTTTACCTGAAGCATCTCTTGTGAGAGTTGCGGTTGCTCCAGATCCATCACCATTACTTGATTTTAGAGGAACAGCAGTAGCAACAAAGTTTGCACCAGAAGCAGTTTCATTTGCAAATTGATATCCAGTACCACCAGACACAATCTTAGGTTGTTCATTAGTATCAATAGATCCTGCAACCTGTTCTACAATACCAGTTACACTTGCATCTTCAGGATCATGTGGTTGTCCAGTACTGACTTTTCTTCCAACAGGTGCATCACTAATAGAAAGGTTAGAAACCTTAACTTTTAGTTTTCTGGGAAGAGTTCTAATTGGATTATCAGCAAGTCTTTGGACATTCTCACTGCCACCTTCAACTGGGCTGTTATAGAATGTTACAGTACCACTCCTCTCAAACTCTGCTTGATATAGTTGGAATGTTAAATCTTGGTACTGGCTAGCAGTCCAGATCGTACCATTTTGTGATTTAAATAGTGAACCGCCAGTATACTGCTTAGTATGGAGGACAGCCTCAGCATCAGGTAGATTTTTAGTTAGAACAGTTTTCTCACCCATTGTGGAACACCACATCTCATATAAATCGGATGCTGGGCATAAGAATACAACTGCATATTCCTTTCCACCTTCTAAGAAGATTGGTGATGGGAATTTGACATTTGTTGCAACAGAAGCATCTTCAGAGGTTACAATATCATCGGGATTTAAGAAAGTTTGTGCATAATCCTGTACTAGGAAGTTAGTTGGAGTTCCTAGTTCAACATCTCTAATTTCAACAAAGACCTTTTGACTAGGATCTTTAGTTCCAAAGTAGACATCAATTGATGTCAGGAACATACCAGTTTCACCAACTCTGAAAGATTGTGCTAAAGGATCTCTATAAGGTGCTTCAATTCTTTCAGTCTTAGATTCAACATTTACCGAAACACTAGTAGTAACTTCATTTGGTCTTGCAGCTGGTGGGGGTGGATTTCTAACTCCAACAGTGCTGGTTTCTTGTTCTAGAATAGTACCTGTTGCAGTGTAAGTAGCAGTTGCATCGGAAGCAAGTGCAGTACTACCAGGAAGAACTTTAGTTCCTGCAGGTGCTGCAGTTACTTTGAAAGTCTTAGTACCAGAATAGAATAGAACTGGTGGTTGTGGATTTTGATTAGCATCTCTCAGGAAGAAAGTACCTAAGATATCTCCCCAGTTATCTGATATTAGATCAACATTAGAAACCGTTGCACAAGCACCACTTTGCTCACCAACAATCTTTGCACCCTTGACTACATAACCAGAGTAAGATTCATCATTTGCTAGAGCAATAATATCAATATTCAACAACTTAGAAGTAGATGAATAGTTAAATGAAGGTGCTGGTCTATCTCTATCAAAGGGATCTACTTGATACTTTTCAGCACTACCATTTGCTTGTCCAATAGGAACTGCTTCTGGACTAGTATCATGATACTTATGAGCAGGTGCTTGTAGTTTTGCTCTAGCGATTCTTCTACCTGTGGTTGCATCAAGAACTTGAATTGGTTCTCTATTACTAAAAGTACCAGAAACCATATTGATTTCAATCAATTTGGGGAAGAGATCGGGGATACCACTATCAAGATAAGCATAGTGCTTAGTTGCTGCTTTTAGACCATTTGCACTAAAGGCAACATTTCTAGAACGCATGAATGGATCAGTCTGACCACTTATCTTAACACTTTCTACATAATCAAATTCTCTGGTAGGTCCTTTAAGACTACTAGTGAATTCAGTTTCTACTCTTCTGGTAGTTGTAGTTGTTTTGGTTCTGGTTATATCAGTATGATTTCCTCTAAAGATATCTTGATCAGCGATAACTTCTCTTTCAGATCTGTCTCTATCAACATCAACATTAGTCGTATCAGAGACAACATTAGAGCGTTCAACCCATCTTGCACCACTAGATTCTATTCTATAATCATTATGATAAATGGTTCTTACCCAGTTATCAGTTGGTGGATCTAGAACAACACTACCAGCAAAAACAAGAACATTGAATGGGTTAATATTTTCTACCCTAGTTGCTTGTAAGTTCTTGATCTCACTCTTAACTTCTTTGTACTTAAGAGTAATCAAGTCACCAGTTTTTTGGCAATTTGCATCAAGTAGTTTTAGGTTTGCATTAGTATCTGCAGTTTCAGTATCAATTGAAGGATCAAATGCTAAATCTGCTTTGATTGACCAGAAATCAACAGCACTAATTAACTCTTTGTTGACTACATCAACATCACATCTAGATCCTTCTGCTTGGTTGAAATCAATGAACTTCCTATCTTTGAAATCATTGGCAACAAATCCAGTTTTGAATCTATCTAATCCATCTGCATCAGTAATTTGCAGTGATTTAGTATCTAATTCGAGAGAAGATAGTGAAGTAAATGTTTCTAGATTGTCAATTCTTTTTTCAAGTTTTCCAATATCGCGCATTGTATAGCGGCGATTGTCATATAATCTAATATTTGGATCAAATACTGGATCATAAAGATATGGTGGAAGAGTGATTTCAGCAACCTCCATACTATCACCAATCTCAGTTGGAGGAGCAGGATTTTCTGCAGAAACACCTTTGATTAGTTTTGCTTGTTCAAACTTATTGATAACAAGTTTATCGATTCTAGGTAGATAGAAACTTAGACCTAAGACTGAAGATTCTCCTGGGGCAACAACATATCTACTATCGGATTCAAATGTTCTTGAATCGAAGTGGAATGGTGATTTATCTACACCAGGAGCACCAGGAACATATTCCTTCACTCTTGGGCGGAAATCAATAATATCAGACGCTCTTGAACCACCTACTCTTGGAATATCTTTCGTGTATCTTTCCTTAGTATATGAATTGACAGTGAATACATCTCCAGTAGTTGTACTCTGAGTTACATAGTGGTCAAAAATAACTAGAAGTCTATTTGATGGGACCGCAGAACCTTCTTTTCTAATGATTCTGGAATAATCACAATATTGCTTTCTGTGACCCTTATCCAAATCATAGTTATTTGTTCTATCAGTAAAATTACCTGTAGTAATATTCTGCAGATTTGCTTTAATATTGGATTCTTTAAATTCTACAGATTCTCCCTTTTCAAATCTGTTTGCATTTAAATAAACAAATTCAATTTCAGTGCCACCAGATAGTCTATTGACAATCTGTCCAATTGCTCTACTATTTTTACCTACAATTTTCTCACCAACAACTGAATTTACATCCAGTGATAAACCAGAAACAAAAGTTAAACGATCTAGTGTGACTGCACCATTGTCTTTAGATTCATAAATTGCACGAACCTTAACAACATCTGGTACATTGAGTGAAATCTCTTTATCTTCAATTCTCAAACCATAATACTTACTAGTAGATAGACCAGAGTTTGTAGAGACACCAACAGTTCTAGTTACATCTACTTTTACACTTCTAGCATAATCTTTTGATCTGGATTTGAGACCAACTTTCTTTAGAGTGCAGTTAACAGTACAAGATTTGTTTATACCATCAAGTCCAGTGAATGCAATATCGTTACCACCATTGGTGATAATAACTTTATCTGCAGTTAGTGGTTCAATTGTACCATCAGTATAGTGAATTGAATATCTTTCAGCGTCAAATGGTTCAAAGAAAGCACTAGTAACTCCAACTTGAGCATCTAGTAATTCTTCAGTTCTAAAAGATAAAGTACCAGTAGCAGAAACAGTTTTATCTGTTAGTTGTTTGTTGATAACTAAATTGGAATTGGATAGATCAACAGATGCTACATTAGTTTTTGGTAGTAAGCTGTATAGACCAGAATTATTATAATTAATAATCTTGGGTACTTTTACTCTAAAGATACCAGATAGTTCAGCACCTGTAGATGGGAGATCACCAAGGTTGACATCCTGAACTCCAGGTACATCAACTACAGATAGAGTAACACCATCTTCAGAAATACCAGAAACTCTATGGAAAGTTTCTAATGAAGTGCCACCAGCTTTATCAGTATATCCAATAATTGAATCAGTAGTTAAACCAACACTAGCGCCAGAAAATCTTCTACGAGGTGAAGTAGCAGTAGTATTTCCTCCATTATTAGTGACATTAATGATGTCAGTTAGTGAGAAGTTTGGTAGAACTCTGTCATGTAGAACAGAGTCTGCACTAAATGCATTCAAACTTGAATTAAGTGAATTAGAATTCTGATAAACAGATTTGATTGAAGATACATCATATACACGAACTGATATTACAGATGCTTTTTCAGATTTTTCCTCTTCGTTAAAGATTAGTCGTTCACCTTGAATGAAAGTTCCAGTAGTCTGGGTAATATCAAGTTCATCTGGGTTTGGATTTGATGCAATATAACCAATTGCACCACTACTTAGACCTCTAACACGACTTCCTATGGGTGCAGAAATATTATTATACTTACTAACTGTTATATTTTGATATAGTTGAACATCATATAAATGTAAATCCCAAATAGTAGATTCGTTAGTATAAGAAGCGTCAGTTACACTAAATGAATATACACGCGCCTCACCAATCTTAGATCCTGAAGGACCATTGGTTGGATTGCCAGTAGATCCACCTTTTCTTTGACTGTACAGACCAATTGTATTTGCATTTACTCCACCAATGTTAATCCAAGGAGTTCCTTGTACATTGTTTACTTGGAGCAAACTTCCCATTCTAAATGGGACTGACTTATTATCAACAGTTTTAGTATCTCTTGGTTTTTCAACATCTAAAACTTTATTTCCAGTAATATCAACACCAAATCCTCTCACATATGCTCTACCTGGAGAGAGTTTGACACACATAAGATCTTCACTGGGATCATTTCCTTGATCCGTTTTTTCGTCTTCAGTGTATAAACCGTTAGACCCAATTAAATCATTTAATGAGTTTTGAACTCTAACATTGAATGGGTTGATAGCATAGTTGCCAGATTCTTCATATGTTCTCTTAGCAAGATACTTGTCAATTTCACTATAAACAGAAGTATTCTGTAATTTCTTAATCTCACCATCTCTAACACGAACTAGCTCAACAAAGTTCGTATCTTCAAAATCCGAAAGAGGTCTCTTTGCTAGTTTTACTGAAATCTTAAATCTATCAGCACCAGGTGCTGCATAGTTAGTAAAACCTCTAGCGTTATCATTCAAATCTGGATCATCATTTGATGATACAATAGTTTCTGAAATTTCAAATCCAACCCTGTATGATGGTTTATTGGAATATGGTTCTAAGACAACCAAATCCTTAGTAACATCTACAAAGGTTCCTCTCATAAAATATACACCATTATCAACACCAACTGCAGAACCAATGGCAGTTGCTTCTTGTGCAAGAAGTGTTAATATAGTTTCTCCCTCGTTAATTGTAGTGTTACCATAGGTAACATTTTCTTTGAGAACTATGATTTCATCATTAGGGAATTGTACGCTTTCACCATCTTTTCCTGATGAAGTATACTTAAGGAAAATAGTGATATCATCAACACCCTCATCTGGTGGGAGGATATAATTTTTAATAGTTGCTTCAATTTGGGACCTTTGACCAACAATCTTGGTTCCCTTACCATTGTTATTATTAATTAATGCATCAAGATAAATCGTGACATCAATGCCGAGATGATCTGGATTTACCTTTGCAGAAAAATATGTACTATCATAAGTAACAGATCCTGGAATAACCATGGATCCTTCTTTAAAAATATGACTACCGAACGATTCTATTTGATTTTGAAGAATCGATTGTAAACCAGTTAGTTCTCTAGCTTGAACAGGGAACCCAGGTTTAAAAAGAACCTTATAAAAATTATCCGCCTTATCAAAATCATCGTAATAAGGACTTATATTTAAATTAGTCTTTTGTGGCATTTTTTAGAATTCCAGGATGATTTTAACGTCTTCTTTTTGGCGCTCATTGCGAGCAATAATGGGTCTATTGTCAATGTAAACAATTTCCCCTGATCCTTTATTTATCTCATTATTTGATAACCCACCAGAGAATGATATTCCCAAATTAATCAATTTAGTTCCAGTTGGATTTGTAGTAATACCTGAGAAATTGGTATTAATAGTCGCAGTAAAACTGGATTGATCACCTTTGATACTACTTCCACTAGATTCAAACGCATAGATTCTACCAGCAGTTGAAATGCCAGCATAATCAGTTTGATCATTATTAGGTGTTGAGTAATTTAGAGAACGATCTCTAAAATACTTCATCACCTTAGTTTCTTTATCATATGAAGCAACATAACCTTGAGCGATTCTGCCATTGGTTAATGTCTGAGTAATACGCTCACCAATTTTGGGGATGTTGGATCCCACAGAATCTTCTGTGAACATAAATGCTTCCAAAGAAGAGAAAGTCGGATCTACATAAGTGATTGCAGTACCAACTTTAGTTGGATTCTTCACAATACCAACTTGGGAAAATTTGGTATCAGAGGGGAAGTCTTTAGTAGAATCGTCAAATCTTGCATAAATTAGAACTCTATCAGTTCCCAATTCTTTGTAGATATCATGACCATGACCCAAACTAGGTGGGATAATTGGAACTAGTTTTGCTCTTAAGTGTGCAGGGTGCTGAGCATTTTGTAATGCACCAAGATCAACCATTGCATAACTATATCCTTGTCCACCAGAACTAACGATGACAT